AAGACAAACCAGGAAAAAGCAGTGGCAAAAAAGATGCTTGCTACAACAAGGTAAAGTCTCGCTACAGTGTTTGGCCAAGTGCATATGCATCTGGAGCACTTGTCAAATGTCGTAAAGTTGGTGCTGATAACTGGGGAAATAAATCGGAAGAAACGCATCCTGTTCTCAATGGAAAGAATGGAGAAGAGCAAAGGTATTGTCCTTTATGCCAAAAAAGAGAAACGAGGTCTGAGTGTTCTTATGGAGAAAAAGCGTGGGACAGAGTTTCTGTCAAAGATGAAGAATACTCCATGGCTCGTTCCGAATTAAGCACTATTGTAGATGCGGTTAAGAGACTTCAAATGAAAGTTGGAAAAGGTGAAGGTAACTTGGAGGCATGGGTTCAGTCAAAAATTACAAAAGCAGCAGATTATATTGACACTGCAGCAGATTATGTCTCTGGTGGAGAAATGGATGAGGCATGTTGGACTGGTTATAAGCAGGTTGGTATGAAAAAGAAAGGTAAAAAAGTTGTTCCAAATTGTGTTCCCGAAGAAACGGTGGAAGATGCTAATGGAAAAACTTTTGTTTCAACTGTAGATGTTATAGGACCAGATCAGATGCAACCCGTAATCGACAATGGACTTTGGAAAGGCAACGAGCAAATTAATGAAGTAACAAGACTTCAAGCACAAACAGGAAATGTTGTTGCAGTCACTTTGTCTTGGAGGGGAAAATATTACTCTCTAAAAGTATTTTTCCCACAATCCAAACTACCATCAAGAAAAGAGATAACAGATGAACTTCAAAAAGTTTATCCTGGTTGTATGGTGATTCACCATGCAATTTCAGAACTTCAACCAGGTCAACCGCTAATCCAAGGTGGAAGTTTTGCAAAACCAGGACCAAACTTAAATTATGTAAAACCAATGGGCGAAGATGTTGAGATAGAAGAAGATTGGCAGAAAGTTAATCGCCAAGATAAAACTGATGGATTAAGTCAAAAAGCAGTTAATGCCTATCGCCGTGAGAATCCTGGTTCAAAACTTCAAACTGCCGTAACAGAGAAAAAACCTACTGGAAAGAGAGCACAACGTAGAAAAAATTTTTGTAGTAGGATGAGTGGCATGAAAAAAAGACTAACTTCTGCAGAAACTGCAAGAGATCCAGATTCTAGAATCAATAAAGCCCTTCGTCGTTGGAACTGTAATTGATAATTAATTTTTGTTATGCCTGATAATATTTACCTTGGTAATCCCAATTTAAAAAAAGCAAATACTCAAATTGAGTTTACAGAAGAGCAAATTTTAGAATTTCTTAGATGTAAAGAAGATCCTGTTTATTTTGCAAAGAATTACGTAAAAATTGTTACCCTTGATTATGGACTACAACCTTTTGAAATGTATCCATTTCAGGAAAAACTTGTAAAAAGATTTCACGAAAATAGATTTAATATTTGTAAGATGCCACGACAGACTGGTAAGTCTACAACAGTGGTTTCTTTTCTTTTACATTATGCAGTGTTTAATGATAATGTAAATATAGGTATACTTGCAAACAAGGCGGCTACCGCAAGAGAACTCTTGGACCGTCTGCAAACCGCATATGAGAATCTCCCAAAGTGGATGCAACAAGGTATCATTGCTTGGAACAAGGGTTCATTGGAATTGGAAAACGGAAGTAAGATCTTGGCTGCTTCTACTTCTGCTTCTGCAGTTCGTGGTATGTCATTCAATATTATATTTTTGGACGAATTTGCGTTCGTACCGAATCATATTGCAGATGATTTCTTTAGTTCAGTATATCCTACAATTTCTTCTGGTAAATCAACAAAAGTAATTATTGTTTCTACCCCCAAAGGTATGAATCATTTTTATAGGATGTGGCATGATGCGGAAAGAGGTAAAAATGAATATATTTTTACAGACGTTCATTGGAGCGAGGTTCCTGGAAGAGACGATGCATGGAAAGCACAAACTATTGCAAACACATCCGAACAACAATTTAAAGTTGAGTTTGAATGCGAATTTTTAGGATCTGTAGATACATTGATTGCACCTTCAAAATTAAGGTCCTTAGTATTTGAGCATCCAAAAACTAAAAATGCTGGATTGGATGTTTACGAAGACCCGATAGAGCAGCATGATTATTTAATTACTGTGGACGTTGCCAGAGGTGTTGGTAACGATTATTCTGCATTTACTGTGGTAGATATTACACAATTTCCACACAAATTAGTTGCAAAATATAGAAATAATGAAATAAAACCAATGCTATTTCCAAGCATCATTCACGAAGTAGCAAAAAGTTATAATGATGCATATATTTTATGTGAAGTAAATGATGTAGGAGATCAAGTGGCGAGTATCATCCAATATGATTTAGAATACAATAATCTTCTAATGTGTTCAATGAGAGGAAGAGCTGGACAAATTGTTGGGCAAGGATTTTCTGGAAAGAAAACTCAATTGGGAGTCAAGATGTCCAAGACTGTTAAGAAGGTCGGATCTCTTAATCTAAAAACAATGATTGAAGAAAACAAACTGCTGTTTTCTGATTATGAAATCATTAGTGAATTGACTACGTTTGTGCAAAAGCATAATTCATTTGAAGCAGAAGAAGGTTGTAATGATGACCTGGCAATGTGTCTTGTAATCTATGCTTGGTTAGTTGCCCAAGATTATTTTAAAGAATTGACAGATCAAGATGTAAGAAAACGTTTATATGAAGAACAGAAAAATCAAATAGAACAAGATATGTCGCCATTTGGGTTTATATCTGATGGATTGGATGAGCAGAGTTTTGTTGATGCCGATGGAGATAGATGGTACGCCGATGAATATGGTGATAGAGCGTACATGTGGGAATATCTATCATGATGGAAATAGAAGATCAATTTGATAAAGAAATTAAACTTGGTCATTTACTTCTAAATGATAGAAAATGCAGAACATGTGGAAATATAAAAAATTTAGTAAATGGATTCTATCGAACTAGAAAGGATCGTGGAGCAGTTGCTTCATCATATTCGTATGAATGCAAAGATTGCACAATAAAAAGAATAGTTGTTAGCAGAATGACGACGGCAGTTTTGGATAAATGGGAGTATCCTGACTGGTAGATGTTCACGTCCCATTTCCCCTCTGAAATAATCGCAAATAATAAATATTTTCAGATAAACTGAGAATTTACGGAGAAAAACATGGCTACTCCTCAATTATCTCCAGGCGTACTAGTCAGAGAGGTTGATTTAACTGTAGGAAGAGCTGATAATGTATTAGATAACATTGGTGCTATTGCTGGACCTTTCTCGATCGGACCTGTTGATTATCCAATTGACATTCAAAATGAACAGCAATTAATCGAAACTTTTGGAAAACCACTATCGACAGATGCTCAATACGAATATTGGATGAGTGCATCTTCATATCTGTCATATGGTGGTGTTCTTAAAGTTGTAAGAACTAGTGGAGCAACTTTAAACAATGCAAACGCTGCAGTTGGTGCTGCATTTACAACCGCATTGAAAATTGATAACTATGATGATTATACCGCTAATCATTCTGATGGAAATAACTTTACATTTGCTGCAAAGAATCCAGGATCTTGGGCAAATGATCTAAAAGTTTGTGTTATTGATAACTTTGCAGACCAAACGATTGCAATTAGCACAACTAACGTAGGTGCTTTAGGTGCATTAGTTGGTTACGGAATCACCGCAGCAATCAACAATACTACTATTCCTGGAACAGGAACTACATCAGTTTTTAATGGTCATTTAAAAGCAATCATTACTGGTGTTACTACAGATGCCGTTAATGGTGCTAGTACAATAGACGTAAGAATCCTATCTAGGGTTTCTTCTGCGGGAACAGAAACCGCAATTGCATATCAACAGAACAATACATTTGCTTCTTTTGACACCGCAGACAATCTATATTTTGTAAATAACTCAGGAATTAATACTGGAAGTTCTGCCACATCTCCTGTAGCAGTAAACAGTGCAGTTGACTGGTATGATCAACAAAGACTTGGTTTAACAAACACAGTAATCTATTGGAAATCTATTGCTCCAAGACCTGTCACCAACAAGCATTCATTAGAAAGAAATGGTAAAGGTGACGGACTACACGTTGTAGTCGTTGATGATCTTGGAACAATTACAGGAAACCAAGCAACTATCTTAGAAAAGCATCTTTCACTTTCAAAATCTATTGATGCAGTATCTGCAGTTAATTCTCCACAAAAGATTTGGTACGAACAGTATCTTGCAGACTATTCTGCATATGTTTATGCAGGAGGAAATCCTTCATCTGCAGCAGATTCGTATTGGGGAACAACTCCAGTTGCAACTGGATTCTCTACTGGATTTACTCAGTATACAACGGCAGAAAGTCTCTGGGGTCTAGAGGCACAAGACGTTGTTTACAGTGCCATTGGAAACAAAACATACACTCTAAAGGGTGGTGTTGATTATTCTGCCCAAGGAGGAATGACAGCGACTCTTGGAGATCTGATTACTTCATATGATCTTTTTGCTAACAAAGATGAAGTTCAAGTTGATTATCTAATCATGGGTCCTGGTCTTGGAGCAGAATCAGAATCTCAAGCTAAAGCATCATACTTAATCTCTCTTGCAGATTCTAGAAAAGATTGTGTTGCTGTAATTGGACCACACAGAGCAAACTTAATAGGACTTACAAATACAACGACTCAAACGAATAATCTTGTAAGATTCTTCAGTGCTCTCTCTTCATCATCATATGCAATCTTTGATAGTGGTTACAAGTATACGTATGACAGATTTAATAATAAGTTTAGATACATCCCATGTAACGCTGACGTTGCAGGACTAATGTGTCGTACAAATATTATTTCGTATCCATGGTTCTCTCCAGCAGGACAACAGCGTGGTGTATTGAATAATGCTATTAAACTTGCATATAATCCAAATAAAGCTCAGAGAGACATTCTATATCCTGAGAGAATTAACTCGGTTATTTCTAAGCCAGGTATAGGTATTCTCCTCTTTGGCGACAAGACTGCTCTAGGATATGCATCTGCGTTTGATAGAATTAACGTTCGTAGATTGTTCCTAACTATTGAACAAGCACTACAAAGATCCGCAGAAGCTCAACTATTTGAGTTAAACGACGAGTTAACAAGAGCAAACTTCAAGAATATTGTTGAACCATATCTTAGAGATGTTCAAGCAAAGAGAGGTCTGTATGGCTTCTTCGTAGTTTGCGATTCGACCAATAACACTCCCGATGTTATTGACAACAATGAATTTAGAGCTGATATCTTCCTGAAACCAGCTAAGTCCATTAACTACGTCACTCTGACATTTGTTGCTACCAGAACGGGTGTGGCATTTGAAGAAGTAGTTGGTAGAGTTTGATTAGATAATCTAAATAACAAAAGGAGGAACTAAAAATGGCACATTCGATCCAAGACTTTAAAACAGCACTTAAGGGGGGCGGTGCCCGCCCCAATCTATTTGAAGTTGTTCTAACTAGCTTCCCTGGAGGAGCAGAATTTAGTGCTACTGAGTTTTCTGTATTATGTAAAGCAGCAAACCTTCCAGCATCAAACATTGCTTCTATCGATGTTCCCTTTAGAGGAAGAACATTTAAAGTTGCAGGTGATCGTACATTTGATACTTGGACAATCACCGTTATTAACGATGAAGACTTCAAGATCAGAACTGCAATGGAAGCATGGATGCAATTTGTTGGACAATATGCAGATGGAAGTGGTTCATCAAACCCAGATTCTTACATGGTAGATGCTTTAGTTAAGCAATTAAAGAGATCACCTTCAACCGTTGGTGGAAACAATGTTACTGGTCAAGGTCTTGAGGTAGCAAAACAGTACAAGTTTTATGATATTTTCCCAACCAGTATTTCTGCAATTGATCTTTCTTATGATACTGCAGATACTATTGAGGAATTCACCGTAGACTTCCAAGTACAATATTGGTCACCATATACCGGCGAAAACTGATCTAATAAATAGTAGAAAGATCAGTTAAAAATTAATTATGGCAAAATTGTTTGGATTTTCTATTGAAGATGATGATAATTTAAGTCCGTCATCTCTATCACCCGTCCCCCAAAATAAGGAGGACGGGTCTGATTTTTATCTTACCAGTGGATTTTTTGGATCATACGTAGATATTGAAGGTGTTTATAAAACAGAAAGTGAATTAATTAGAAGATATCGTGAAATGGCACTTCATCCAGAAGTTGATAGTGCTATTGAAGATATTGTCAATGAAGCTATTGTTTCCGATACTAACGATACTCCGGTAGAGATAGAACTTTCAAATTTAAATGCAAGTGATGGAATTAAGAAAAAGATACGACAAGAATTTAAATACATACTAGAACTTTTAGATTTTGATAAAAAGTGCCACGAAATCTATAGAAACTGGTATGTCGATGGAAGAATTTTTTATCATAAAGTAATCGATCTTAAAAATCCAGAAGAAGGAATTCAAGAATTGAGATACATTGACGCAATGAAAATGCGTTATATTCGTCAACAAAAGAAAAAAGAAAGAGATAATTTGTTGATGGCAAATAGAAATCTGGATAATCCAATGGATTATGATTTCCCAGAAATTGAAGAATATTTTGTTTATAATCCAAAATTATCTTATCCAACAGGAACTTCTTCTCCTGGATCTGGATCTGCATCTAATGGAATTAAAATGACAAAGGATTCCATTGTTTATTGCACATCTGGATTAGTTGATAGAAATAGAGGAACGACTCTTTCCTATCTACACAAAGCAATCAAATCTCTCAATCAACTTCGTATGATTGAAGATAGTCTTGTTATCTATAGATTATCTCGTGCTCCAGAAAGAAGAATTTTCTATATTGATGTGGGCAATCTTCCCAAAGTAAAAGCAGAACAATATCTTCGTGATGTTATGATGCGTTATCGTAACAAACTAGTTTACGATGCAAATACTGGAGAGATCCGTGATGACAAAAAAATGATGGCAATGCTTGAAGATTTTTGGCTTCCTCGCCGCGAAGGTGGAAGAGGAACTGAAATCTCAACTCTTCCTGGTGGACAAAATTTGGGAGAAATTACCGATATTGAATACTTCAAGAAAAAACTTTATCGTTCACTAAATGTTCCTCCATCAAGAATGGATGGAGAGGGTGGATTTAATTTAGGACGTTCATCAGAAATTCTCAGAGATGAACTTAAGTTCACTAAGTTTGTTGGACGTTTGAGAAAAAGATTCTCAAATATGTTCCACGACATGCTGAAGACTCAATTAATTTTAAAAAATATTGTAACTCCAGAAGACTGGGATAGAATGAGTGAGCATATTCAATATGATTTCTTGTACGATAACCATTTTTCAGAATTGAAAGAGTCGGAGTTGATGGCAGAAAGATTGAATATGGTAGCAACTGCAGAACCATATGTGGGAAGATATTTCTCTCAAGATTATGTAAGACGTAAGATTCTACGTCAAACTGACATCGAAATTGTTGAGCAAGATGCATTAATTAAAAAAGAAATAAAAAATGGTGTTATTCCAGATCCAAATGCTCCTGTCGATCCAGCAACTGGTATGCCTTTAGAACCAGGTCAATCACCAGCTGGAATGGATTTGGGTAAACCAGTTATGGAACCAGATCTTAATACTCAAGGATCTGCTACCGTTGCTGATGCAAAACCACTCAAAATGCCCAAGGGTGGAGAAATATAAATAAAAACGATTAACTATAGGTATTAAAATGGATGATCTTCTGGATATGATTGTTGCTGACGAATCACCATCTCAAGTTAGTGATAAAATCAAAGAAATTTTATTTGCAAAATCTGCAGAAAAAATTGATGCTTTTCGCCCAGATGTAGCAGCAGATTTTTTCGGATTTAATCAAGAAGAAGAAGAACAAGAAGAGGAGTGATATGAAATCATACAAGCAATTTATCTCAGAATCAGTTAATATTGCTGGCGATTTCACAGGAAATCTTTATATCAACTCACAATCAGAGCAACCACAGCAAGTTGGAGAAGAATACGTTGCCGATGTAATGTGGCAGGGAAGTTTATATCGTTTGGAGTTAGTAACTAAAACTGGAATTCCTTCACCAAGAGATCTTGGAGAACAACTGCAAACTCAATATCCTGGTGCAGTTGTTCAACAGATTTATCCAGTAATAGAAAAAAATCTAAACATCAAAAACGCACAAAGATACCACCCATCAAAATTAGAATGGATTGATTGATAAATGGCTCAGTGGAATATAACTACTCAAGATTATTTAAATCAGGAGAGATCTTTATTTGAAGTCGTAGGTGTT